ATTGTAATTAATATCATAATCGACTGTTAATGACTCAGGTTTAAGTTTATACAACACACCTAACAATATATCTATATCCTCTTGGGATATATTCATATCAATTTTAAGTTTAACTAAGTTGTTTGTTACAATGTTAATAACATTTGGAGTAATAGTCTCTTCTTTAACCAACTCACTTAAATTTAACTTCTTATATCTAGACGATACATTATTTGGCACAAAATCATAATTATTATTTAATATATTTAATATATAATAACCTTTTTGATTTTCAGTATCACCAAAATCCATCTGAAATGGGTTACCCACGTATAAGATTGTACCTGCACCAAACTTCTTTTCATGTCTAGTATGAAAATGGCCAGATATAACTAAATTTGTCTTTTTTAAGAGATCTTTTATTTTAACTCCCTCTTCACACACTTTAAATGCTGTCATCTTGAATGTTTCAATCTCAAAATGACCAAATACTATATCACTATTTTCTATTTCAGATGTGAGGGTATTCCATGGGCAAAACGATAGCTTTTTATCAAATGCCTCAATTACTTGATACGTATCTAAGACGGTGACATTATTTCTACCCTTAAACACTGATAAAGAGTTAACATCAGTCCTATATTTGTAATATATGTCATGATTACCAGTGATAATGATAAGATTGAAATCGGATAATATATCTAAAACATCAGCTGACACTTGTAATGTACTAACAGATATTTCACTTCTATTATGATGCCAATCACCGCAAAAGATTATATCAACAATATCATTTGTTATGCATTCTTCCTTAAACCAATTAGCCCACTCTATAGCATTTTTATGCCACTCTTGACTATTTGAGTGTATACCTAAGTGTAAATCAGAGATGATAGCTACTTTAGATTTTTTAATCGTCGGAATCATCATCAATAGGCTTTACATATATATGACCATGTGTGTTGTTTGGATTAGCCATATAATCTTCATAAACTTGTTCTTTATAGTTGCAAATTGCTTCATGATGTTTCTTTTCCTTTTTAATACGATTAATAAATGCGTGATATGCAATTGTTGTAAAATAAGAGAAGGGATTTGACCCTGTTTCGAACCTATACTTTTTATGTTTTAAAGCCGAATACATTTTAATAAGTGCATCACCTATCATATCATCTTTATAAGTGTAGTTAATAAATGATGAGTTATAACTTAACCCGTAAGCAATTTTTTTAATATTTTCAGCTAGATCATCTGTTAAATTATCAGTATCATAATACAGCTGGAGGCTAGCCTTAAACTCTTTGGGCTTTATGTAATATTCTTCCTTGTTTGACATTATATTATAATTGTAGTATAATGTTGATGAAAAGCAAGTTATTAAATGTTAATAGTTGCTTCGGTATATGGTATTTTCTCTTTATCATAAATATCCTTTCTTTTATTATTGTGTCTGACACCATATACTAAGTCATCGCATAAATCTATAATGCTTAGCTTATTTTTAGTATCGTGCTTACGTAGCCCACGGCCAATTGATTGTACCGTTCTAATAAACGACTTACCTCCGGCAGCAAATATAATATTATGTAGATTTTTAACATTAACTCCGGTTGAAAATATAGCGCTGATCGCTATACACACCACATTCGAGCTATTTTCCATTATACTCTTAATTTTTTCCCTCTCATCAACCTCTACTTCACCTCTAATAAAAAATATTTGCTTATGATCCGTCTTTCGAAGATATTCTTCCAATATTTCACCATGTCTGATATGATTCACTAGCAAAAGTATATTATTATTTAGTTTACTGCATAGTTTATATATAAGATCGTTGCGACTGTGAGAATCGTATATAAAATCTAGCTCTTCTTTATACCTATTATCTGTAATGTAGGTAAGCGGTGTTGAATATACTAAATTTAGTATTTTTACAGACACATTAACAAGATGTTCTGATTGTCTTAGCTCATAGCTACTCTTTTCATATATAACCGGCCCAAGTCTACCTATTACAGCCCATTGATCAATTAAATTTTCCGATAATGTGCCAGTAAAACCAAACTTATGTTGTGTTCTTATTTGTTTAATAAGTTTTGCAAGCTTAGAAGTTGCTGTTACTCGATGACATTCATCAACTACTAGTAAGTCTATGTACTTAATCCAGTCGTTTTTTTCAAAACGGCTCTGAATAATACTATTATTTGCAATAATAACATTTGCTGTTAAGTCTGGGTCAATACTACCTGTCCATCTGGTAAGTTTATAGGTCGACCCACATGCAATAAACTCATTATAGGTCTGTTCTACGAGGCCTAGATCCGGCACAATTAATAAGCACTTAAATGTATCTATATCAGGTGCCTTTCTATAGAAATTTTCTATTAACGCTGCGGTAGTAAACGTCTTACCAGCACCTGTACCTAGAACACATGTTCCTCTCCCTAACTTTAAAGCACGTTCTACAACATCTAACTGATAATCTCTCAAAGAAAAATTAAAATTATTATAAATGACTCCAGGTATACCTATTTTAAGAACTTTTTGAAGTTTATCAGTTATTTTTACCTCGACATTGATTTGATTACTACGTAAAAATTTACGAATATCCCAGTACATGCCAAGTTCACATGTACCGTTTGATGTTATTATATATTTTCTACGTGGAGCAAACCGATTATATCTTCTTGCAAACCGAGCGTTATCATTGTTAACACTAAAATGCTCTCGTATTTGAGAAAATATGTCACTATCGTCGCAATCAACAATAAGTCTATTTGTATTACTACTATAATCAAATAATATCATATTATAACTGTTCGAGCTTATTAATTTCTATGATATTTTTACAGTCCCATGTCATTTGATGAAATATTTTTTCAACTTTTTCAAGGTAAGTAACGATTAGATCATATTCTTTAATATTATTTGCGATATTTACTATAGTATCATGCCTCTCAGCAGCTTGCTCTGCAGCAGCTTGCGAGATTTTAACCGGGGATGTAGCTATTACATCCCTAATAATAGTCTTTTTACGGTCTTTTTTTAATCTGATTAATTTATCCTTCTCAACCCGAGCTTCTATCAATCTCGCTACCCAAAAATGCTTTTTTGCCGGCAAGTTAAGCTGAACATTTTTAAGATTAAAGTCATCAATTACTAAATCTGCATTAACCTCTTCAATATATCTTTTAAGAAGTTCCATACATATAATATAAATACTTATATGCCAAAATCAAGTAATAAGTTTGAGCATCTTTTTTTATATTATCTTCACGAAGATATAACTACAACAAATACAGTAGGCGAATCTCCAGGTGGCTTTGATCCGGACAGTAATATCAATTCAACAGATTCATATGCTCCAGGTGATTCACGTAAACCTGATATTTTGGGTGGCATACAACGTAGAGGTGCATTAAATCTAAAGAAGAAAAGGCGTAAGAAGAAAAAGAAAAAGGCAAATGTCGAAAAACAACAAGATTGACTTCGGTCATTGGGAATCTACCCTTATTTGTGAGGATACTATATTACCGTTTGGGTTTATATATGAAATAACAAATTTAAAAACAGGGAGAAAATATATTGGGAAAAAACAATGCCTTACTACCTATAAAAGGCCTCCTCTCAAAGGTAAAAAAAATAAGAGGCATACTATTAAAGAAACTGATTGGAGGGATTATACTTCATCATCAAACAAACTTAATAAAGATATTAAAACTCTAGGTAAGAAGCACTTTAAGTTTGAGATTTTAAAATTTTGTGATTCTAAATGGCAATTAAGCTATGAAGAAGCTAAGATACAATTCGAAAAAGAAGTTCTGCTGAAGGAACTCTATTATAATGGTATAATAAACTTACGTCTTTGTGAGAAAAAATCTTAGTATAAGCAGCACGAAATTAAATAGTAATATTGTTGAGGATTATAAAAGAGGATTTACATTTATAAATCTTAATTATTATCTATATGAGTCATTTAAGGAATATACCTTATATATATCTGATAATGAATTATTATTATCTAGAGTAGAAAAAAATAGACTAGGATTACATTTTATCATTAGTCGCTTACTTGATATATGCTCTGCTACTAGTGATAAAAAATGGTTTTACTACAAAACTTCAGATAGTATTGAATCAACTCTGGTTAAAAGGCTGTTTAAAACATTACCATCGAATATTACATA